GATATATACGGGTATAACCTGAATACGTCAACCATCCTCGATAGTGGGTGCAGAGTTATTCTGTCAACAAGCAGCCGATTCAACAACGTCATAAATAATTCATATATGGCCGCAGGAGCTTTTGCAGATCATGGGTATTATAACACATGGCAAAATGTCCAGCAGTCTGGTACGGCATCACCTGACACGTCCTCATCAACAGGTAGCCACTGGATTAACCTCAATGATGGTTCGGTATGGCCTCCAGTAGTCGTTTGGAAAGATACTTACTGGCTCACACCAACCATTGAGGATGCCTCAACAGGGGCACAGATAGTTTTCTCCGAAGAGACATCTTTAGCGTCAGCAGAATCATTGACAAATCCCAATTTGACTAGTGGAACAAGCTGGACAGCGACACCCGGAGGTGATTGCGCATTAGCTGCCAATGCCGCTACGTGCACCTATTCTGCTGGAGCAGCAGCAGAAATATATCAAAATAGCGTGGATATGGCTATTCCCCCTGCAGAGAATGCACGATATAAATTTGTATACACGGTTTCGGGAGTTTCAGGCAGTCCGACAGCTCGGATCGCATATGCCCTTGATGCCAATATGACCGCGTTAGATTTGACAGCAGGAACACATACTCTCTATTTTACAGCCCAAAGCACTAGTTCTTTTTCAATCGCAACTACTCTGGCAGCAGGGCAAGCCTTTACGCTGGATTCATTCTCGTTGAAGGAGGTTGTGGCTGTATTACAGTTAAATGGCGAGACAGTTGATACGGGGAAAGCTCACATATCATCTTTTTCATCATCTCAGAATCTGACTTCTAACATGCTGAGAAAAAATGTCTACAATAATAAATCAGCAACAGGCGCAATTACCTTTACATTCACAGAGGTCGCCCGGGTCGGCGATTCGGCGATGTTCTATTGCAAGGCGCTGCAGAACATCAAACTGGAGCCATACGGGACGGAATTGTTCGAGGGCTATGTCAATTCCGGAGGAGACAGCGTAACGCTCACCTGCGATGCTGTCGGGAAATACGTTTCCATAGCATGCCAGGAGGCCGGCATCTGGTCCGTTATGGGACTCAATGGCACGCTGACGGATACGAACTGATATGAAGGTGTGTAAGGTATATGGCAACGAGCGGACAGGCACAATCGAAAGGCTTGTGTTTACTACCGAGTTTGTTGTTCAGACAGAGGTTAATGTAAAGCTGGCGATGCTGCTTGCCATGAGGAAAATTCTGGAGGCTGAAATCGACAAAATCATACACCGGAACGGGAAGAAACCGCAGATGGGATTTCAGAAAAAACGATGAAGAAAAAGTTTCGCAGGGAATTGACATTGCCGGAGATGGAATTGCGGATCGAGGTAATGGGCCTTTGGCCCGCTACAAAAAGGATCGAGGCAGCATTCCGGCATTTCCCGGAACTCCGGAACCGGGAGGAATACAGTCATTACGAACTGGCTGAATTCATAGGCATGGCAAGAGAAACCACGTCGCGGGCCTTAAAAAAACTCAGGAGGAACATATGAAAAAAATAATACTGATTGCCCTGATATTGTTTGGATGCAGCAGCGCTTATGCCGGTGATGATATCCGCAACGTCAAGGTAAATGTCCACGTCCATAATTTATCAGGCATTTATTCTCTCAAAGTAGAAAAGGAAACCGAGCCTGAAATCAAAAATGGCAACCTTACCGACAAAATTGAAGCAACAGGATCAACCTCGCTCATCATTGCTTATGATGTAAATATCCCAAAGGGAGCCGCTATCAAATTCGGAGTAAAAATCACAGGGAAAAACATGCAGGGAAAGGTTGTGAGTTACGGTGAGGGCGGGCAGACACTGAACAATAATGAAGATAGCACAGATATCTATGTTGAGATGAAAGAGAAGGGGCGGTTGCTATGAAACGGATATTGCATATAGTGATCCTCTGGGTGTTGATGTTGTCGTCAGCATATGCGACCAGCAGAACGGTCACCTTCTCGTGGCCGCAGCCGATGACATATGTTGGGATGGACTGGAATTATCTCATCTGCAGCGGGACCTATTGGTTTTCGATGGCATCTGATTTCTGCGAGACACACAGCAGGACAGTCGAGGCAACGGCTGATATATCAAAGTCCGGCTGGGCGCTTGTGTATGTGGACAGCGAGCAGACAACAGCGCCGGATAACATGGCGATCAAGGCCTTTGACGGCAACAATGCAACATTCTGGCATACAAAATACTCGCCGACGACCGACCAGCGGCCTCATGAGATCCAGATAGATCTCGGCACAACGTACAACATAAACGGCTTTAAATATCTCCCCCGGCAAGATGGCAGCGTAAACGGGACGATCACGACCTATGAGTTTTATGTGAGCAGCAGCACATCAGCCTGGGGCAGCGCCGTATCCACAGGGACATTCTCCTCGGGCATGACAGAAAAAACAATTACCTTTACCCCGATATCGGGGCGCTATGTTCGACTGAAGGCCACAGGAGAAATCAATAACGCTGCATGGACGAGCGCGGCTGAGATATCGGTCACGCAATTTACCAGCACGACGCAAACATGCAGCACCGTTACGGAGTGCGGAGTATACGAGCCGAATCCTCCGACAACGGATCTTGACAGATGGGAGTTGCTTTGCGGGCAAACAGATGGCGGGCCGTACACACTGCAGCAAACCCTGAGCGCAGCGTTATATGAAAATATTGCCCTGACAGGCTGGACATCTGACGGAGCAGGGACGAATCGTTATCATGCGACGCTGGCAACTGCACCGGCATGGATAGAAAGGTCCGGCGCTGTTCAATGGCGACAGGCATACGACAGCAAAACGCAACTGGGATCTAATTATTATGTCTGGTACTGGTCAGATGCGGAGGACCGTCTCTATTTCTACAGCACAGCAACGGTATCGCCTTCAGGCATGACGTATACCCCGGCAATCGTATCGGCATCAATGCCTGTTACATTTGCGTCCGGCGTATATTATTGTGTTGTCGAAGGGGTAAGGGCTACCGGCGCGCGAAGCGGACCATCAAATCAGGTCCTGCTGAATATTCCAGACGGCGGCGCTATCGCAGGCGGCACATCGCCGGTCGTCCGCACGAAGCAGAATATCCCCACAGGCGGAGCTATCGCGGGCGGGACATCACCTTATTTTGTCGGCAATGCGGATTATGCCGCGCCTGGCACAGGCGGAGCGATCGCGGGCGGCACGTCGCCGGTCATACGCACGAAACAGAATATCCCTGCAGGCGGAGCTGTCGCGGGCGGGACTTCACCGTATACGTTCTATGACATCGACGCTTCTAACACAAGCTATGCCGCGACAGGCACAGGCGGCGCGATCGCGGGCGGCACATCGCCGGGTAACACTGCAAAGCTTAACGTTTCCACGGGCGGGGCCGTCGCGGGCGGCACCTCGCCATATTCCACATTTGAAGGAGGTGCAGCGAGCATAACACTACAACACAAAAATTCTGGCATGGTCATATGGTGAGACACAGAAAAGCTCGCCGGAGAGTTGCGGGCAAGGATACAGAACAGTATCCGCAACATTTTAGAAACAACAAAAAAGTACAAAGGAGGCTGCACATGGACAGAAAAATGATTGGTAGGAGCTCAATTTATTGCGCCCTGGTATTAGCGTTGGTGATGTTTTTTGCGGTTCAGGTTTACCTGCCGGGGCAGGCACAGGCCGCAATGGTTGTGGTAGACACAGGAGCGACGGAAATATGGGGAACATTTTTCAACAGTTCACCGGCCCTGGCAAATCATAAAATACATTTGTGGGTAACAGCAACCAGCTGCAGTACCCCTGCCGACACGGATACGGTTGCGACCTATACCGAGGCCGCTGGCGGAGGCTACTCAAACGCAGATTGCACTGCCTCAGAGGACCCGCGCGCCTGCTGCACCGGCAGCGGAACTGGAGAGTGTGCCGAGAAAACTCTTACAAACGGCAGCTGGACAGTCAGCACTGTCAGCAATATCGTACAGGCCGCATATGCAACAAAAACGTGGACATTCACCGGCAGCCTGACAGACAATCCGATAGTCTGTGGATACTATATCACCAATAATGCAGGGACAACGCTGATCCTGGCAGAGAAGATGCCGGCGACCTATACGCCGAACGCCAACGGGGACGCTTATTCGGTGACGCCCACGATCCAGCTCAGCAAAGGGACGCCGAATTAAACTGTAGGGGAATTGTAGGGGTTTTTATAAAAACATAGGGGAAAATAGCCCTTTTTCGGGAAGATAAGCTATTGAAAAATAAGCATTTTGGTATAGCTCATCTGCTTGGGGTGCGAGTGGTCGACCGTTCAAATCGGTTCGCCCCGACCAATTAAATCAAGGACTTACGGAGCTTTTCCGTAGGTCCTTCTTTTTGGAATGTAGGGGAAATGTAGGGGTTTTGAGCCCGGGCAGGTCCATGAGGCCGACGGTCCGCTGCAGCTGCTCCTTGATGGCGTGCAGATATTTCATGGTTGTCTCGATGCTGCTGTGACCGAGGATCTCTGAGACGCTTTTGATGTCGGCGCCGCGCATCAGGGCGTGAGTGGCGAAGGTATGCCGGAGCATGTTCGGGGTGATCCTGCGTTTGATCCCTGCATTTGTGGCGGCGGTATCGAGCGCCTTCCTGATGGACTTGACCGGCTTCGGGCCGGTGGAGAACACCCAGGGGCCTTTCCTTTCCTTGCGGAGATCCCGGAGGATCCGGAGCGCCGTATTGTTGAGCGGGACGACGCGCTCCTGTTTTGTCTTGATGGTCCAGGCCGGAGGCTTCGAGCGGATCCGCGCGGTCCGCATCGCAAGGTCGATATCATCCCAGGAGAGATATGCCAGCTCCGCAGGCCGCAGTCCGGTGCAGATCCCGAACAGGCTCCGCCTATAGGCCATAGAGTAGCTGAGCTGCCGCAGGAAGGCCGGAAGTTCCTTGGGTGACAGGAAGGCCGCTGTTTTCTGCGACTCGGGCAGCATGGGGAATTTGAAGTTGATTTCATGGATATACTTTTTTTCTTTCGCATAGTGGAGGATCTTCCGGACCAGGCCGATATGGATGTTTACGGTCCTGTTTGCATAGCCCTGTTTTTTCTTTTGTGTCTGATAGCGTTTCAGGATATCGGCAGAGAGCGGCATCAGCGCGGAGCCCAGGGCAGGGTGAAGGTGCTTTTTATAGTCGGTAAATTCAAGCTCGTACGTTCGTTCGCTTTTGACTGCCTTGCAGTACTCGAGGTAGTGCTTTGCGGCGAAGGCCAGCGGCAGGGGGTGGAGATCTTCGATGTGCAGCTGCTTGTTGCGGAATTTCGAGCGGAGATCTTCCTGTATCCGGAGCGCCTGAGAGCGGTTCTTTGCCTGCTTTAACGGCTCCTGGAGACGCACGCCGCCCAGGGTTATATCCATCCACCATACTTTGCCGCGAAGATAGAGCGCCATTTATTCGAGCCTGTCCTTTGCCCTTTTTTTCTTTTCCCTTGCTTCAACCATGCCTCTTGCTTGTTCTGGTGTCAGTGTCCGTTTCGACAACTTCCCGCCCTTTGAAGCGAAATGCCTACTGATCACTTTTTCGGAAATGTTCTTTCTGCAGTGAGGACACTTCATGCTGCAACCTCTTCAGTTAGCTGTATTGTATCAATCTCATGCCACAGTGTCGCTACGATGCCATTTATGTCGTACACGTCAATCCCCGCTGCGTGCTGCCGGAGTGCATCCCCGTGAATGGATGCAATGATATTGTCTTGTTCATCCGTCAACAGTATGCCGTTTTTTTTTGCTGTCCAAACTGCTTTAATTTTAGTCATTTCCTTTTCCTCCATCTTATGATTTCTTGTTTCCATGACTTAACCATATCATAAGCCGTTATGATAAGTCAAGGAAAATAAATCAAGGAGGTAGACAGGCATTTATTCGGCCCGGTCCTTTGCACGGGAGTCCTCGAGTGTTTGCCATTGCATGTTGAGAGGACAGTCCCGGCCGCCGCGCTTTATCGGGATGATGTGATCGATGATGTATCCGGGACACTTGCCTTTTGTCAGGCCGGTGGAAGGGCAGGGATTAAGCTTCATGAAATGGTTGCGGGCCTTTGTGGAGCGGACTTTCCCCGCGTCGACAGGCGGCACGATTATCAGGTGTGTTTGTAATATTATAAGCAGGAAAAGTGAAAGGAGTTTCACTTAAACCGTTCAGATAACTTTTTGCGCATTTTCTCTGATTGTTCTTCCATCTGCTTTGTGCAATTGCTATCGACAGCTTTAATTAATTCAGCGATTTCGCGTAAAAGCCACGTGAATTCTTTTTTATAATTGGTGTATAGAAACGCATCGTCTGATAGATCACCGTATAATATAGAGCAGCGTTCAGTAACATCATTTTTACAAAAGCTGTAGCTTAACGATTTTGCATCAAGCTTCATTTGCATCTCTATGAGACGTTCATAGATAGCCGATAAGCGATCATGCTTAGCTTTAAGCATTATGCTTTTTTCTTCGCAAAGCATATCAGATGTGAATGCCTCTCCGGCAGGTTTAAATAAGATAAGGAGGCAAAACAAACTAAAAAGAAATATTTTCATATCCCCTCCAGGAGTATATATGTCATGGCCTTTAATTTCAAAAGGCGCTGCTTGTAAAGGCACTTGTCGCAGGCGGCAAAGGGCAGTTTAAGCTGTCTGTTTTCGCCTGCCTTTTTTTTCTTTTTCCTTCCGATCGGTATAACTTTCAAGCCCCTCAGTATCTCCCACAAGCACGTCTATCATTTGTTCTATTTTTTTAAGTTCCTCCGGATGTTTCTTTCCGTAATCAGCGATTTTTTGAACTATCCTTCCGGCATGATCTTCAGCCGTCGGCGCATAGTGTTTTTCACCATAGAGAAGCCAGGCGGGATGAACATTGAGGTAATGAGCGAGGGCGTCCAGATGGTGCTTGCGGGGCATGGCAACGCCGGTCCGCCAGCTGCGGACTGTTGACTCGCGGACCTGAAGATCCCGGGCAACTCTATAGTTGGTGAGACCGAGTTCCTTGATGGTTTTATCTAGGCGTTCCATAAAAGTCATTCTCCTTTTTTACGGTAAATGCGCAAATTTATCAATCCGGTTTAGAAAATGCGAGATAAACGCATTTTAAAGAGCGTATTCGCCTGATACTGCTGAAAAAGCGCAAAACGAACAGCTTGACATACGCAATATAAATGCGCATACTGTTAAACATGATGACATGGCAGATCATTAAAGAACCCTCAACGGGAGGCCCGGACAGACCAAGTGAGCGAAATGAACGCCATGTCATCAGCTCCACGGCTGTACCGGGCCTTATTATTTTGTCCATGAATATAGTGTGCTTTATATTTTTTTGGGTCGAAATGTTTACTTTGTCAACAAAGTATACCGGGGAGGTTTTGTAGATGGAAAAGTTTACTGACGTATACTCTATCAAGATTCAGCACCCTCTGAAGCACCACATCGAAGATTTACCCCCTGAACTGAAGAAAAGAATGAATAAGGAATTGCGGCTGCTGATGGAGAAGTTTGTCCACGAGGCGCAGTTTAAGCCCGGGATGTATTCGGGTGAGGAGGAGCAGGGTTATGGAAGCTGAAGAGTTGTTAGCCAAATTGTATTCTCTGAAGGAAAATTGGGTTTTACTGGCAAATGGCATGGAAAGGGTTTATGGGAAAGAAGATCCTGCATGTCGTGCCATACGCTGTTGTGTTGAAGAACTCGAACATACAGTCCTCAATGAAATCCTCGAAGGCCGCAGGAAATGAAGCATATCGAGTTTATCCAGGTGACGATTCAGGCGCATTTCACGCAAACGATAGACTGCATGGTGCGGACGGCAAAGGTCACTGTGAGGGTTGCCGGTGAAGAGGAGATCACGGCAATGGAATTGATGGACCCGTCTGATTTCCAGAGCCGGTTTGACTGGATGCTGGAGAGAATCAGGAACAAGATTATGGAAAAGTGCGTTTCCCAGGGAGAGCAGGCCTCATGAAATCAGGAGTCATGAAGGGCCGCTCTCCTTCTCAGGCCGCCTGCGGCACCTCCCCGCAGGCGGCCACCCCCCATCCTTACATTGTTCAGGACAGTTATCTTGTTAATACCCTGGGCCTGTCACTCGCATTTCTAAAGCGCCACGCCTCACGCATGGGAGCGTTCGGCAGGCCGCGAAATTACATATATCAGAACGTGATCGATTATCTGGAGGGCCTTGCGGAGCAGGCGAAGGCAAAGGCCGGAGCAGGCAGGGAAAAGCAGGCGACCCACGCGGCGGCGATCGAGGACCTGTTTCAGGAGATCTGCAGCCTGCATGACAGCGGCAGCAATGTGATCAGCCTAAAGGCGATGAAGAAAAAGAAAGGAGGGAAGCGGTGATGGAGACCGCTCCGGTCAGGCAGCTCTGCAGGAACGGTTGCGGGAGGCAGACGCCGAATGCCTCGGGATATTGCTCTGTGTGCGTCCAGTTTGTGGCGATGATCGCGAAGCGGCCGGAGGACAGTGAAAAGAAAAGCAGGGACACTTCACCAACAGCAGGAAGCGTCCCTGTTTTTCCCATCACGCCCGAAAAGGAGAGAGGAGAGAAGAAAATGGCAACAAATGAATGTACGAAGGAGATTGAGGGCAAGAAGTGCGGCAGGCCTGTTCAGAAAGAGGGGCTGTGCTATGCATGCTACACGAAGAAACACGGCAAGCCGCCGTTTGGCAAGGCCGCAAAGGATAACAATTCTCAGGTGTCCCGTCGAAAACCATCGGTTTCAACGAAAAGGGACGGAGGGCCGGAAGGTCCGGGGATGACCGAGCCTGAGAAGTTAGCTGAGAAACAGGGTTCCAGGATTCAAGGGGTCGAGGATCCCAGTGTAGTGGGGCTTGCCGCGCCCGCCGTGGCCGTGTTGCCGGATATTATCATGCCGGAGACCTATACCGTGGCCGTGGATTTCAGCAGGTTGCCGAAGCTGCATGGAAATCTAAAGAGAATCGCGGAGGAGGAGATCAGGACGCCGGGGGATCAGCTTTTGTATATGCTCAGGCACAGCCTGGCGGAGATGGAGGAGAAGGCGTGAACGTCGGCGGCGTAGATCTGCAATGGTTTTGCGGTGAAAGCCATAACCCTAGAACTGATCTGTCAATTCCCCTGATCAGCCGCAATTATGTGTATGCCTGTGATGGAAAAATCATGCTGAGGCTGGACCTTTCTGAATTACACATTGACGCCACCGAAGATAACAATCCTGATCTGTATAACCGAGTACGGTATCCGGAGGATAAAATCGAAGTCATGATATCCGAGGGAGAGGGCGCGGACTGGCAGTGTGTCGGAGATATCGAAAAGATATTGAGGCCGCACAGGAAGGGTTCATCGTATTCATCGTATGTCAATTTCGAGCGGTTCAGGGCTTTTGATGGAGAGAGTGAGGTGGAATGCCCGTACTGCGTTGACGGGTGCGATGATTGCGATGGAACACGCTCGTTGAAATATTGCGACACGGATGAGTATTCCCGCAAATATCACCGGTCCATTGATTTCAACGGCATCTATGTCGCATTGACGTATCTGGTGAAGGTCGCGGCGGTGATGAAGACGCTGCCGGGAATCTGGCAATGGTGCCAGGCAGGGCCGAATGGGGAATATAGCCCGCTGCATTTCAAAGGGCCGGGCGCTTATTTACTGGTGATGCCGAAAAGGAAATGAGAAAGGGGATATGCTCATGACGAATTATCAGAGGATCAGACGGGCGGTGCTTAACAGGGATGTCTGTTTGTCGGCGGCGATTCTGTTTGTGTTTCTGGCGTGTCTGGTGAGTTATACGGCAGGCAGGATACACGGCTTTGATGCAGGGCAGTTTTTCACGGAGAAGAACATCGAGCACGCGATCGAGGAGGCCGCTGCAGAGGGGCATGATTTCAGGCTCAAGAATATCAACATCAAATTCATGCCGCGCGCGGAGGATGAAGTCCAGGTGGCGAAAACCGGGGAAGGACAATAATGATCTGTCTGGAGAGGACCTGCAGGCAGGGAATTCATTATTGCGATAAGGACCAGCGGCGGTGCGGGACGGGACGGTTTGTGGTTTGTATGATGATCGAGATATGGGAAATCTTTACTGGCCGAGTTCCGGTGAAGATGAAAGATAAGGCAATACCGGGCGCGGTAAACCACGCCTGCCTACCGGACAGGCAGGCCCCTACAAAAGCAAAACGGTAATACTGTAGGGGCGTGATTCATCGCGCCCTCTAAGGAGAGAAAGAATGATCACGACGTTAGTCAGGAAGGAGACGATCACGACAGCGAGGGTGGGCACGCGGCTGGCGTTTAAAAAGAAAACGTTTTGGGACATCCGCCCTCATTAGGGAAGCAATGGCGAGAGCTGGGCAACGATGGCCCGGAGAACGCCTATATACATACATAAACCCGCGAAAGATTCGTTCAACAAACCCCGGCTGTTGCTTTAAAAAAGCCGGATGGCACGAGGCCGGACGCACGAAAAAAAGAGACTTATTAATTCTCGAATACAAGGAGGATGGCAATGGATTTCAAAACAGTGAATGAAAAGAAAAGGACGTACATTTTCCCGAACAATGACCGCGTGACCTTCGATGAGATTGAAGAAATATGCGTGAGGCCAAGCGGTACGCACAGGCTAAATCTGAAGGATGGCCGAAAGGTGATCGTGCCTACGGGCTGGCTGGCGGTTGAGATAGAAGGACTGCCTGAGTGGGTATTCTGAAGAATCATAACGTGGCCTTAACCCGCGCTGAGACCACAAATGCCGAAACCACTGACGCTTATTCAGCGTCGGGCGTTGAAGGCTTTGTTATATTTTTGCGGGGGGGCTGTTGCCGTTGAAAATTTTAGTTGCTTGCGAATACAGCGGAACCGTGAGAGATGCCTTCACAGCGAAAGGACACGAAGCCTGGTCCTGTGATATTTTGCCTTCAGACACGCCAGGCAACCACTACCAAGGAGATGTGAGAGACATTCTTTGCAGCGATTGGGACATGCTGATAGCACACCCGCCTTGCACCAGACTTTGTAACTCTGGCGTGTGCTGGCTTGAGAAGCGGAACCTTTGGGATGACATGAGGAAAGGTGCGGAGTTCTTCCGGCTGTTTCTGGATGCGCCGATTCCGATGATTGCGGTTGAGAATCCAATACCGCACAAATACGCCCTTGAAATAATAGGGCGCAAATATGACCAAGTGATTCAGCCGTGGTTTTTCGGACACGGAGAGACAAAAGCAACATGCCTCTGGCTGAAGGGATTGCCACCTTTAATGTCAACGGTGATTGACCAAGGCAGAGAACAGAGATTACACAAATTGCCGCCTTCTCCGGACAGGGCGAAATTAAGGAGTAAAACATATGATGGAATTGCAAAAGCGATGGCGGAACAGTGGGGCCAAATGGCTGTTGGCTGTTCCCCCGCAAAAATATAACGCTGGAATTAACCCGCGCGGTTTCTCCGCGTCGGGCGACCGAAGGGAGCGTAGTTGAATGACTTGTTATAAAACTGTGCGCGGGCTGTTGCCTCTATGAAGTTATTAGATTTATATTCAGGGGCTGGCGGCGCGGGAATGGGCTACCACCGGGCCGGGTTTGAGGTGACAGGCGTGGACATTAAGCCACAGCCCCGATATCCTTTCGCCTTCATCGAAGCCGACGCGCTGGACTATCTGCGCGCACACGGGCACGAATACGATGTGATACACGCTTCCCCGCCCTGCCAGGCGCATTCTTCGCTGACAAAGCTGACAAGTACAAGGGAGCATAAGGACTTGATACCGGAAACCCGTAATGCGCTGATTGCAAGCGGCAAGCCGTATGTAATCGAAAACGTAGCCGGTGCGCCGCTGATAAGCCCATTTATGCTTTGCGGCACGATGTTCGGCCTAAAAGTCGCAAGGCACCGGCTATTTGAATCCAATATGTTTTTTATGACGCCTGGCACCTGTGACCATTCCGGCGACCTTGTGACTGTGCTAACAAAATCCTGCCGCCGGATTGGAGACATGCGCGGGCCTTCCTGCCACGAGAAGGGCAAAGAGGCGATGGGTATAGACTGGATGACTCAGTTTGAATTAGGACTGGCAATCCCGCCCGCCTATACGGAATGGATAGGAGAACAAATTATGAAATGCCCGTTTTGTAACGAAGATGATTTTGACGATATAGGACTGAAAGGACACCTTGAAAATGAAGATTGCGAAGAATACCGTAATATTCCGAAGATCAGAAGAATGTTCAAAGAAGCGGACGAGAACACCGAGGCTGTTGGCTGTTCGCGCAAAGTTTTATAACGCTGGAATTAACCCGCGCGGTTCCTCCGCGTCGGGCGACCGAAGGGAGCGAAGTTGAATGACTTGTTATAAATCCGTGGGCGGGCTGTTGCTGTGATTATTCCTTTTCAGAGGGTGTGGAGCTTTCCGAATGCGGATACGTTCGACATTCAGGACATAGCGTATTTTGTGAAAAAGTACCTGATAAAGTCGGAACTGTCGGTTGACCCTTTCGCCCGTAACAAGAGATGGGCGACATACACAAACGACCTGAACCCCGAAACGGAAGCTGAATACCACTTGCCCGCGCATGAATTTTTGAAGCTGCTACAAGACAAGGGAGTGCAAGCTGACTTGGTGCTTTTTGACCCACCATACAGCGTGACACAACTGAAAGAATGCTACGCGGGCATAGGAATGGAGTTTACGGAAAAGGATGCACAGTCTTTAGGCTATAAAACAGAACGAGACTTGATTGACGGAATACTGAGGCCCGGAGGAATAGTGCTTTCGTTTGGATGGTCTTCAACGTGCATGTCTGAGGTAAAAGGCTATGAAATAATTGATTTGCTTTTAGTTTCGCATGGGAGGAGGCAACATGACACGATATGCCTTGCAGAGAGAAAGGCGATTGCTGAACCGAGGCTGTTCGGCTGTTCGCCCACGGATTTATAACAACTTATTATGCCGACCGTGCAAGGGGGTGAAAATGTACAGGAAGCGGATAAAGGGCAGTAAAAAATATAATGCCATGCGGGCGGCAAGGCTGCGGCAGATAGGGGAGGGACCGGCGCCGGATGCGCCCCTGCCGATCCCGGATCTCCGGCGGCGCGTCACCATCGAGGATTTTGATTTTGGGTATGTCAGGGAGGTCATTGAGTTGCATAAATCGAACAGGATCGACAGCTATGAAATGATCGTGGACGGCACGGTGATCAAGCGGACCAATAGCGAGCGCATAGGCTGGTCGCGGGTAGTGGAAAAAATCAGGATGGCATTTCTGAGGGTGCATGCGGTCTGAGATCATCACTGAAATGAAGAAAAACACGGATACGTTTTTGCGTGTGACGCTGATCGAGGTACACGATAAATTTTTTGTGGATCTGCGTGTGTTTATTTTGACGAAAAAAAAGCAGAAGGTGCCGACGGACCAGGGCTTGCGCTTCGGCTGCGGGCCGGACAATGACGCGCGGCTGAATGAGGCGCTGGCGGGGATCGGGAAGGCCAGGGAGAGGGCGAAGGAGATGAAGAGGAAGGGGAGCGGACAGATGGAAATAAATGGCTGATCCGGCGTATTTTTCGGTGCTTACGGCGGGGGTGAGGTATGACGCGGAGCTGTCACCGATGGAGAAGATCCTGTTTTCTGAAATTACGGCGCTATGTGGGCCGCAGGGCTGTTGTTTTGCGGGCAATGATTACTTTGCGAAGCTGTACGGCCGGCGTCCGGGGAGTATCAGCAGGATGATCAACAGGCTCGGGAAAAAGGGGTTTATCGAGATCGAAATGAAGAGGTTTGCGGCTGGAGGCAGCGAGCGAAGGATCTATCCAGTAACGGGAAAAACCCGTGTTAATAACCCTGTTGATAACACGAGCCGAGATCACAAAAATGTGATGTCGGAGGGAAAAAATACGAGCCGAGATCACAAAAATGTGATGTCGGATTTATCATTATATACCAATATAAAAAAGAATATAGATCATCCTGCAGATGATCCGCTTGCTTTGTTCGAGAAATTATGGAAGCGGTATCCTTCAAAACTCGGACGCACCAAAGCCTTAAAGGCCTTCAAAGACTCTGTTAAGGGTGAGAAAGACAGACAAGACATCCAGACCGCGCTGGAGAACTATCTGAAGCATCTGAAGGCAAACACCTGGAAGCATCCGCAACAGGGCAGCACATGGTTTAACAGCTGGAGGGAGTGGATCAATCACAGGGAACCGGAAAAGGCAGCGGCGGGCAGTGATGAGAAGCGGGAGCGGCTGAAGGAAGAATTGAGGCGGGCGTATGAGATGAAGACCCGGAAGCAGGGGTATCTCGATCACACTGACGACGATGATGCCCGGCGCCCTGGCTGGATTGAGGAGATCACAAAGCTGCAGCGGAAAATAAGTTTCTTGGAGGGAACGCTGAATGTGGCATGAACTGGCGGCGATGATCGGGAACGAGGAGCTGGCGGAGCGAATCAGGCAGCGGTTTGCAGGGGAGCGGATCGAGATCCCGTCCAGGATGCCGGTGTATGTGATTGTGATGAAGGTGAAGGCTGAGCTGAAGACTGGCAATTATGCTGATATTGCCGGGAAATATGGCTTGTCGGTCAGGACGGTGAGGAATTACGACAAGTGGAAGATCATCGAGGGCAGGCTGATATCACCGGCAGGCAGGGAGTATCTGCTGAGTGATGGGAAAGAAGGATTCCGGTCAAGCCGGAATGACGTTAAAGGCTTTATGTAAAGATTTTGCAACTTTCCCCCTAAAAGTTTCACTACCCGCCGTGCTATGGTTAAAACCAGAATGTTCAAGACTACCCGCATAAACGCTGCATTGCAAAAATCTAATGAAAATCTGATTGAAGGTATCAATGGCCAGAGGTAACCCTGAAATCTATAAGCACGCGAAGGGTCGGAAGAAAGGCTCGAAGAACAAAACGCCGATACTTTTACAGGAGATCGAGACGGTTTTGTTTGAGCTTTCGAAGGAGGAGCGGATCAATCGGTTGAGGCAGTTCAGGGATTTCTCTTCGAGGACGAATCCTCAGAAGAATTTTGTGATGCTGGTGATGACGATTGCGAAGAAGCAGGAAGATGTCGGCCAGGGCGATTTGTTCAATGACGCTGAAGAGCGGGCGATGATTATGGCGGCTGAAAAGCAGGTGCGTGAGATGGAAAGGACGACGCAGACGCAATGAGGATATCGGGATGAACGGGCAGCAGCATATAAAACGCCTTGAGGCGCTGAAGCCGAAGCGGTTGACGGTTGAGCAGTTCTGGAGGGACGCCTACAATTCGACGTATCCGCTGAGAGGGGCGAAGATCGGCAATGACGGCGCGGATGCGCTGTCGGCTTCGTTTGAAAAATCGGCGCGGATCTATGACGGGACGCTGAAGAATTCAGTGAGGAAACTGGCGGCCCAGTTGGTCAGCGGCCTGACGCCCTCGGCGATGCAGTGGTTTCTGCTGGAGGCTACGGGTGTGAAGGACTCGGCCGGGATGAAATGGCTGGAGCAGTTTTCAAAGGACCTGCACGCGGAGATCCACGGGAGCAATTACGATTCGGCTTCGTTTGAATTCGCGATCGATTATGTTTGCGCGATGGCTGTCTGCTATGTGGAGGATGCGCTGGAGACCGATCCGGAGGCGGAGAACCTGTATGTGTTTCATACCTGGCCGTTGCATTCCTGTTATTTCGCGGACAGCACGGGCAAGGGCAAGATCGACACGCTGTACCGGCCGTATTCACTGACGGCGGAGCAGGCGGTGGCGACGTTCACAGACAAAAGATATCCGCTGAGCGATGAAGTGACGAAGGCGGCGAAGGAAAAGCCGGACCAGATGTTTGATTTTGTGCATGCGATTTATCCACGCGGGAAGAAACGCAAAAAGACGGAGCTGCCCTGGGCCTCGGAACATACGGAGCTGAAGACAAAGAAGCTGGTGAGGGTGTCCGGCTATCACGAGCAGCCGTTTACTGTGGGGCGCTCGGTGCTGATTCCGGATTCGGTTTATTCGCTGGGGCCTGCAGATGATGCTTTGCCTGATCATAAAACTTTGAATGAAGTGGTGAAGCTGGTGCTTTCCAATGCTGACATGGCGATTGCGGGCATGTGGGGCGCGGTGGATGACGGAGTGGTCAATGCGAAGACGATCAAGGTCGGGGCGCGGAAGATTATCGCGATGGCCTCGAAGGACAGCTTTTTTCCGCTGAAGCCGGGCGGGGATTTTAACGTTGGTTTTTTGGCCAAGGAGAAGCTGCAGGGCAATGTGAAGGAAACGATGATGTCGGACGAGCTGCACCCGGAGGACGGGCCGCAGATGACGGCGTATGAAGTGGCGCGGCGATACGACAAAGTCCGGCAGTTGTTTGGACCGATGCTTTCACGCCTGCAGTCGGAACACATCAGCGGGATGATCAAGCGGTGCGCGGGGATCGCCCTGAGGCGCGGCATGGGCGGCGTGATGCCGGAATCCATCAGAGGCCGGGTTAACAAGATCACGTACAAAGCGCCGCTGTCGCAGAGCCAGCGCAACCAGGACGTGATGGCGATTGAACGCTTTGAAGCGGGACTGATAAACAGCGCAAAAGTGAAGCCCGATGTTGTCGATGTCTACGATTGGGAAGAAGGAAAAAGAGAACAGGCAACGCTCCTGAATGTGCCCGCGAAATTGATCAAGGACAGTAAGGCAGTGCAGCAGCTTAGGGAGAAAAGGGCAGAGGAAATGATGGCGATGCAGAAAGAGCAGCAAAAAGCGGAGATGATGAAATCAGTTGCGCCGGTAGTGGCGAGAGGAGCACAGGAAAATGCCGGGTAAGAAAAAAGACAGGAAAAACCTTGGGACACTTCAGACGAAGGTACTGCCTGAGCATTACTTCGATGTGTTTCAGCGGAACCCGTCAGGGCTGCTTGTGTTTGAGGAGTTATGGTTGAATTTTGCCGACAGGACGAGCCACGTGCCGGGTGATTCGCACTCGACGGCTTTCCAGGAGGGGCAGAGGGCCGTGCTTTTATTTATCGCAAAGAAATGCGCTGAGGCGCAGCAGTAGAGGAAAGGAGAGAAGGTTATGCCGAATAAGGAATGGCAGTTGACGGAGAAAGGCTGGGACCGCGTGTCAGTGGTAGAAAAAACAGAGAAGAAGGATTCCGGACAAGCCGGAATGACAGAGCAGACCGAATCGAAGGAGCTTTTTTCAGAAGTTGACCCGATGAAGGCAAAACAGGTGATGGAAGAAGCTCAGGAGAAAACCAAAAAAGGAAAGGGAGAGAAATAATGCCGACACCTGAAGAAATCGCAGCAGCAGCAGGGAACCAGCCGCCTGCAGGAAGTCCGCCCGAGGGCAATCAGCCACCGGCCGGAGAGTTTTTGCCAGGAGAGAATAACACGATCGAGATACCGGAGAAATTCCGCGTGATGGGAGAAGACGGGAAGACGATCAATCATGAGGCGACGCTGAAGAAGGTGCTCGGATCGTACTCGGAAGCCGAAAAGATGTTCGGGACGGCGGACGCACAGACGCTGAAGGCCTTACTCAAAGACACTCCGAAGCTGAAGGAGCTGATCGCGGATATTCCGGCAGATGAGACGGGGTATAAGCTCGATTACTCAAAATTCCCCGAGGGCATGAAGATCGACCCGGAGAGAGAAAAGATATTTCTGAAATCCATGCACGGCATGGGTATCAGCAAGAAACAGGCACAGGGGATCATAGAGAAATTCGGAGAACATATATCGGAATCCCTCACCCTGCAGCAGACGCAGTTGGCGGGGCTGAAGAAGGAAGTTGAAGGGGAGCTGGCAACGGCTTGGGGAGACAAAAAAGATGCGAGCGTGAACGCGCTCAGAGTGGCAGCAAAAACGTTTTTTGAGGCTGAAGACCAGCCCGAGCTGATTGGCAAGGATCTAAAGGCAACGTATAAGGCGCTGCTGAGGGTGCTGTCGAAAGTAGGAGCGGACCTTGTGGAAGATAATCCGCCGGCACCGAATCAGGCCGCAGCGATTGATGAGACGGAATATGACAAGCTTATCCGCTCGGAGGCCTATCTGAATTCAGGCCATGCCGAGCATGATATCGCCGTGAAGAAGGCGGCGCAATACAGGGAAAGGAAGTACAGCAAGAAGGGATAATCCGCACAGCCCTGAAAAATAGGGACACTTCACAAACAGACGGAAGCGTCCCCATTTTTCAGAACGGACCCCGAACGAACGCAGTAATGTAGCACAGGACAGAGCAGGCCCACTTGGTAGGATAATCCCGCAAGGGACCCAAGGCGGTGGAGAACCTAAGAGTTAGAAACCAAAACTAATTTTTATGGAGGAACACCGATCATGGGAGAAATCACAGATGTAATGCGTCGGGCATTCGCCGACAACTTCGTTGTAAGATCACAGCAGTTAAAGAGCAGGCTGGAGGCGGCTTGCATGCCACATCCGGGAATCGTCGGAACATCAAAGGACGTCGACCGCGTAGGACAGACCACGGCGCGGGCGAAGACCTCAAGAAACTCGGACACCCCACTTATCAAAACCCCGTTCGACAGACGGAGAATGTTCCTTACTGATTACGAATGGGCTGATCTCATCGACCCTCAGGACATCGACAAGATGAACGATCCCACGAGCTCTATCATCACGGCCGGAGTCGGCGCGATGAACAGGTCCAAGGACGATGTTGTTATCGCCGCGCTCAGGGGCAACGCGGTTACGGTGACCGGTGCTGAAGGCAGCTCCGCAGTCGCACTTTCGAATACCGCATTGCCGAGCACCCAGAAGATCGCTCACGGATCCGCCAGACTCACAAAGACAAAGATCATCCAGTGCAGGCAGATATTCCTGGCGAATGAGGCGATTGACGGGGACAATCCCGACGACGCGCTTTTCTGGGCAATCACCGCGGCGCAGATCGCCGACCTTCTGGGAATCACTGAAGCAGTCAGTGCGGATTACAACACCGTGCGGCCGCTGCAGGACGGCAAGATCGTGTACTGGATGGGCTTCTACTGGCTGCATTCCGAAAGGCTCCCCAAGGCAGACACTACACACAGGTACACGTATGCCTGGGCAAAGTCGGGCATGGCGCTGGGGACCGGAGCAAATCTGGAAACGAGGCTCGATGTCAGGATTGACAAGTCAATGGCGGTACAGCCCTACGCGAAGGAGTCACTCGGGGCCGTCAGGGTTGAAGAGGAAAAGGTTGTAGAGGTCGATTGCGTAGTGCTCACCACTGAGTAACGGCTGAAACGTAATAACCCAGGGGGCGGAGACGCCCCCGCAGAAATAGAAAACAAGGAGGGCAACTCAAATGGGAGTTACCACAGAAAAATCGACTCAGGAAACGAACAGGACGGCAACACCGCCTGTCAAAAATCCTTCCTATAACGAACACGGAAGGGTAAGAACCGCTTATTTTGCATTTAACCAGGGCGCGGCTGCTGGGGACGCAACATCAACGCAGGATCTCGTAACATTACCGCCGGGGATCGTCAGGCTTATAAAAACCGATTCTAAGTTCGTCTGTTCTGCGTTCGGATCAAGCAGGACGCTGGACATCGGCTATGCCGCGCACACCAACGCGGACGGCACGGCTGTCCCCCTGTCAGCAAACGCCATCCTTGATGACGCAGATGTCAGCGCAGCAGCAAAACTCGAATGCGGGGCAGGAACCGGAGCCCTGGGAACTGATCCCACGATACTTTTCGACAGCAGAGAAGGCGTAAAGCTCTACGCCACGGTAGCCGGCGGAACAATACCGGCAGGCGCCACGATAAAGGGCTATTTCAAGTACGTGACGGATTAAGAAAATCGCCGGGACACTTCCAACGGACTACAGGAAGCGTCCCGGATTTTGAAAAAGCTTTCTCTCCGCCCTCTCCGGCGTCGGCACCCGGGGAGGGCACTCCTTTAAGTTGTGCCGGAAAGCCGGGGACAATCCCGATTCTACGACGATAAAACCGTCCGTAAATCTGGGACAGACCCCTTAACAAGGAGATGAAATGGCGGACGAGGCTGTATCAGAGTTGATCATCATGAACGGGGCGCTCCTGATGCTGGGAGACGATCCGATTGTATCCCTCGATGAAAACACAAAGCGCCGGAAGCTGGCAACCGGGTTGTTTGCAACGAGCCGGGACGCGGTGCTCCGGATGCATCCCTGGAATTGCGCTGTCAAACGCCTGGCGCTAGATCCGATAGCAACGGCGCCGGTCAATACCTACGCCTATGCATACACCATACCGCCGGAATGTTTGAGGATCCTCGAAGTCGAAGGGGTGACTGATTATAAGGTCGAAGCACGGCAGATCCTCTGCGATGAAAGCACCATCTATCTCAGATACATCTACCGCAACGTGAATTATGAAACCTGGGACGCGCTCCTTGTCGAATCAATGAAGGCGTATATGGCGATGCTGCTGGCCTACCCGATCACAAAATCAAACTCAACACGTCAAGAGATGCAGAAACTGCTCACTGAGATGCTGAAAATCGCCCGAGCTGTGGACGCACAGGAAGAACCGGGGGACACATTCGGAGACTTTCCGTTGCTCGACGCGCGGAGCATACGTGCCTAAGCTGCATACCATCCAGACAAATTTCTCCGCAGGAGAAATATCACCGAAGATGCTCGGCAGACTGGATGCGCCAAAATATCAAAACGGCGCTGAGAATCTGACAAATGTCCGCGTGGCGCTTGTCGGCTATGCAGAGCGGACGCCGGGGACGCGCTTTATCTACGATGCCGGAGCTGGCGTCACGGCGTATCTCATGCCGCTGACGATCACGCCGGAACTCACCGGATATCAGATTGAATTTCGTTCGGACGGGAAAATCAGATTTTACACAGCAAACGCGCTCATAAAAACCGGGAATCCACTCGTGCCCTACGAAATCAGCCATCCCTACGCTACGGCGAAGCTGCCGAACGTCACATGGGAGCAAAACAGCAACGAGCTGTATTTCTGGCATGGGGATTACGCACCCAGGAGACTGAAGCGGACGACGGACACGAGCTGGACACTGGAGGAGATCAGCTTCAGTACAACAGAGTCAAAGGCAGTGCAAGAAGCAACCTACAAGGACAACATTGTCACCGTCGTGATGAAACTCCCTCACCACTTTGAAAGCGGCATGCTTATAAGGATGTCTGGAGCGGAGCAGGCGGACTACAACGGGTTATACCAGATCACGGTCACTGATGATATGGCCTTCACCTATCAGGTCAATACAAATCTGTCGGGGCCCATACCCGGGAATTTGATACTAACAAACATGATCATATCAATTACACGTGTAGGCGCTACAGCATACGTTACGACATCTGGTCCACACGGCATGGTATCGGCTGACTATGTGAAAATCCAGGGGGCCGATCAAGCGGATTACAACGGCGTATTTATCATAACAGTTATCTCAGCAAACTCCTTTACCTACACCGTGGCGAATTCACCTGCGATCCCCGCAACCGGTACGATAACGTACAAAAAAGTTTCCAGTTCGATAACCAGGACGGGCTCGACAGCGACGGTAACCATGTTTCAGCCGCACGGCTGGGTCACTGGCAATTATGTACGCATAAGCGACGCGGATCAAGCTGAATATAACGGCACATTTCAGCTCACAAAGGTTGACGATTATATCTTTACCTACCAGGTAAGCGGCACTCCGGCAACACCGGCAACCGGGGACATAACCATAGTCCAGGCCGTCGTATCCGGTACGAAATTAGGCTGGAACAACCTGTTTACGTTTTTCCAGGCGCATGGCTTAACAGATGGGCAGTATGTGACCGTAGAGGGCGCGACTGAGCCAAATTATAACGGCAATTTCCATATAACATTAAACGACCTTTCCACAGCCAGCCTGTCGAAATCCAATACCATTATAACGCCGGCAACCGGCACGATCCAGGCGGTCCAGCACGTAGTGTCAATTACGAGGTCAGGCAGCACGGCAACGGTCACTATGGGGACAGCCCACAAATTCAAGGACCAATCCTTTGTCCAGATAAGCGGAGCGAACCAAGCGGACTATAACGGCATATTCAAAATATCCCTTGTTACAAACGAACCAACAAAATTCACCTATACGGTAACCGGAACACCTGCAACTCCGGCAACCGGGACGATAACGGCGTATCGAAAAACAACAACTTACTGGTCGAGTCAATCAGGATACCCGGGGGCGGGGACGTTCTTTGAACAGAGCATGATCATGGGAGGCTCAGCAACCTGGCCGCTGCAGATATGGAAATCCAAGATCGGAGAGCCGGAGAATTTTGAAATCGGCTCAGGTGACAGCGACGCTTGCAGCTATGGCCTCGCTGCCGCAAAGGGCCTCATCAGACACCTCTGCGCAACAAAGCAGATCATCGCGCTGGAATCCTCGGGGGAACACACCATCTCCGGCAGCAGTGAAAAGGCGCTGACGCCGACAAATATCCAGGCGAAAAAAAGGACAGCATACGGCTGCTCGATGACCCGACCGCTCATTGTCGGGGATGAGGCGCTTTTCGTCACCAAACACGGGAAACAACTCAGGGCGATAGCCTACGAATGGGAGACGGACTCCTACCGCGCGACTGATCTGAGTGTGTTTGCGGAGCATCTGGCAGGCGAGCAGATCATCAGTATGGCACAAACCTCATATCCGGACCCGATCATATACGCGATTACGGCAAGCGGGAAGCTGCTGGCGATCACGTATGAACGCCAGGGCACGGAGATGGTGCTGGGCTGGACAAAGAACACGACGGATGGACTCTACAAATGGGTGTCTGTAATTCCCTACGGCAATACCGATCAGGTATGGCTGGCAGTGCAACGGACGATCGGCGGCGTCGCACATACATACATCGAGGTGATCGAGGAAGGCAGACAAACGCATTCCTGCATCACAGGGACGGACGGCACGGGAAAGGCGACCTGGACAGGTCTCGGACACCTCGCAGGGAAGACGGTTGACGTACTCGCTGACGGCATACCTCAGCCGCAGTATGTTGTCAGCAGCGGACAGATTACGCTGAAGGAGGCGGACGGTGTGACCGACCGCACAGCTACTGCAGTGGAAATAGGAATCCACTACGACAGCACGACAAAGGACCTGCCGCCGGCGCTGCAGTTGCCTGACGGCATATCAGTCGGCCGGGCGATGTCGGTGAACAAGATGATTGCGAGGCTGCATGAAACCGTCGGCTGCACGCTCAATGGAGAGGAGCTGCCGTTTGTCCAGGTAGGAGACGGCGTGCTGAATGAGGCTGTGCCACCGTTCACAGGAGATAAGGAGATGACCAATACCGGATGGGATGCCGGCACCGCGGAGATCAAACAAACACAACCGCTGCCGCTGCGCGTGCTGGCGGTGATAAAGCAGGTGACGATAAATGAATAATCAAATGAAGATAGAAAATTCCAGGGACACTTCCGAACGGCCTTCAGAAAGCGTCCCGAATTTTCTACAAACATCTATCAGAATCCGTGAAGCGAGGTTCGAGGACATCCCCGGGGCGCTGCCGCTTGCGGAGGAATTTTTCTTGTCTACCGTCATATCCAAATATATACCGTTCAAGGCGACCAGCACTGCAGTAACACTGAAGCGCATGATCGAGGGCGACGGCGCCGTTATTTTTATCGCCGAAAAAGGAGACCGGGTCATCGGCGGCATTGGCGGCGTGTTGTCGCTATCTCCGTGGAATTTCGATGTCGTAGTTTCGCAGGAAATGTTCTGGTTCATCACGGCAGAGCACAGGGGAGGAACAACGGCGCTGAGGCTTCTGAGGGCATATCAGCAATGGGCCAAGGAAAAAGGCGCTGAGGTGGATGCACTCGCAGTCATGAAATCGCTTAACTACGAAGGAGTCACAAAAGCATATCAACATCTCGGATATGAATGTCTCGAAGAACATCACATGAGGAGGGTCAAATAATGCCGGCACTAACAAGTATCGCCCTGGGCATAGCGGCAGTAGCAGCAGTAGCCGGCACCGTCTATTCGATTGAAGCTCAACAGGACGCGGCGGACAAAGAAGAAAAACTGATGAAGCAGATGGCCGCGGACGAACTGGAGGCGGGAAAGTCGGAAGCGGAGAACATCCGCCGGCAGGCGCTCCGCATGAAGAAACAGCAGGAAGCGTCAATGGCAGGCTCGGGCGTGCTGCTGAGCGACGAAGGGACGCCGGATTTCATACTCGGGGAAACCAGTTATCTGAGCGAGCTCGATGCGCTGGCCGCGCTGAAGGGGAGCAAGAACAAGGCGGGCTATTACCGCTCGAAGGGCGCAATGGCGCAGGACAGGGCGGACAGCTACGCCGTCGGATCGTTCCTGTCGCTCGGCGGCAACCTCGCGAATATGGGATACAACTATTCCAACTATAAAAAAACAGTCGGCGGAGGATCGGGTTTTAATTTCAGCGAAACCCCTTCCGAATCCGAATCAATGCTCTGGCACTAAAGAAAGGAGGACGCAAATGAACAAATGGCTTTTTGCAATTTTTCTGATTTGTCTATTTTGTCTGCCTGCAATGGCGACGGAGGTCGATGTCCCGAAGGTTATCCCGCTGGATGATAACGGCATACCATCAGCAGTCAGGCCGGAGGCAAACAATACGCTGCTGAGCGCGGTTATAGTCACCGGGGCCGGCACGGCAAAGGACCTGGGCTTTACGACCAGCCAGCACACCTGCCTGGCAGCCTGGGGAGGGACGGCGCCGACGGATCTAACCTTTAACGTCGAGGGCTCTATCGACAACAGCACGTTTGAGGCGCTCTACAGCGCAACCATGACCGCAACGCCGGTGATGACGCATGTCGTCAACAAGCCGGTCAGATACATCAGGGGCAATTACGTTTCGAAGTCAGACGGAGACGCGACAACCAGCATCACAATAACGTGCACCTCGGGAGGGAATTAATGAAAAACAGTCATAAGTCAGAAGTCAAAAGTATATTAGTTGTTCTCCTCATTATTCTGTCGGCAATCCCGGCATACAGCACGACTGTCACATGCGGAGGGCCTACGGTAAGCGTCGCACAGCTGGCGGCGAACGGGGCGAACTGCGCTGCAGGACAGGCGCCCCTGGGAGTTGACGCGGCCGGTGAAGTGGAGGGCTGTTATGACGTGACCACTCAATCGGAGATGGACACGCACACCGGGAACACCACAACCGCGCACGGGGCAGTATCAACCAATACTCCAAGTAAGGTCGTCGTAAGGGACGCAAACGGCGACTTCGCAGCAGGAACGATTACGGCAAATCTGACAGGTAATTGTTCGGGATCATCAGGAAGCACCACAGGAAATGCGGCAACGGCCACCAAAAGCACAAACCTTACTGGCGGCAACGGTACGACACTGCTCGGTTCAATGCCGTATCAATCCAATACAGACACCACGACACTGCTCAGTCCGAACACAACGACAACGAAGAAGTTTTTCCGGCAAACAGGCGACGGCTCAAATGGAGCAGCGCCAGCATGGGATACTATCGCTACAGGGGATTTACCGACAATCAAAGGGTCTGATTTTCTTCCAATAGGCAACGCAATTGACGGAGCTGCCGCGCCTGCAATCCTCGCAGCACTCACGAGCACCAACAAGATCAACACGCGTGCGTTCGACGGCGCATCAAACGAAGACGTCCAGTTCACCTGGCAGGTCCCGTTTGATTTCACCGGCAGCACAATCACCTTTAATGTCGTCGGCTATATCTCCAACGCCACGGCCCCGGCTGAAAACGAGATCGTTGACTTCAGCCTCGCCTGCGTATCGCAGGGCAACAGCGAGATCCTGAGCACGGCCGTCGGCACTGCCCAGACATCAAGTCTCACGGCAGACGCAACATATCTCCAGTACGACAGGCTTGCAACGACCTATTCCTCCGCAATAACACCGGCTGGGTCCATTGCAGCAGGGGAGACGGTTGTATGTTCGCTTACCAGACTGGCAGAGTTAGGCGCAGAAATAAATGCAAATACAGCCTTTGCTGATTCTTCGAGTTGGACGCTTGGCTCGGGCTGGAGCGTTGCCGATGGTGTTTTGTCATATTCAGGCAGTGGGGGCGGATGGGCTACATCTGCCAATGGAATAACAACAGGCAAGCGGTATGAGGTGACCTATACTATTACCGCCATTACACAAGGAACTGTTGCTGCAACAATAGGTGATGTATTTTTGACGGGGAGAACCGCCCCGGGAACATATACTGAACAGTTTACTGCTGCAGCAGACTACGGGTTGTCATTTGTATCTACAGCAGGCCCCTTCATTGGTTCGATTGATAATGCGTCGGTAAAAGAAGTTTTCGACACGTATGCCCAAGACTTTGACGTTGCAGGAATCAATATCAAATATTCACGGGCCTTGACGAACTAAATAACGGGAGGAGCGGGGCGACACATGGAACATGATATCCAGTATCAGCAATGTGACAGGCGCATCACGACACTCGAAGAGGACGTATGCAACATCACAAAGCCGGAAACCGGGGCGCTGTCGAGGATGCATGAAAAGATAAACGGCGGTTTTTCCGAAACTCATAGCCGCATTAACGACCGGCCGACATGGATTGTGTTCTGGAGTATCGTCGGACTGCTGTTCACCCTGATAACTGGGGCGTATCTATACAGCAAAAGCATAGGTGACGATCAACAGCGGCTGCTGACTAAAGAGGATTTCAGGGAGTTCAAACAGGAGATTCTTAGCGAGATCAGGCGGTCCCGGCCATGACCGACCGGCGCGTGGATTACGTTGCGCTGGCGGATTTCCTGAACCGCTGTCTGGCGGACGGTTCCTGTGCGAATTGTCATATATATCTTGAGCTGTCCGGGCCGTCAGTGTTCAACAAAAGCTGTGAAGGATGTTATCTCAAAAAGAAAGGCAAGGCATGAAGATAGGGAAATATTTCGATGACAAGGAGCTCGCTTGCAAGTGCTGCGGGGCGGTGGATGTCAATGTGGAGTTGATCAACCGGCTGGACGCGCTGAGGGAATTCTACGGCAAGCCGCTGCATATAACCTCCGGATACCGTTGTTCAAAACATAACGCGGAAGTCGGCGGTGTGAATGATTCAGCGCACATGCACGGGATCGCCGTGGACGTTACCGCCGGCAGTCCGGAGAAATATGAACTGCTCGGCGTTATATTCCAGACGAAGCTGTTCAACCGGATCGGCATAGCAAAGAATTTCATACACCTGGACATCGATACAGAAAAGCCGCAGCGGGTGATATGGACGTATTGATAACGGCAGGGTACGAGGATAACCACCCCGGCCTGCGGCCACCCCTCCTTATCAAGGCGGGGAGTGGTATGAATGTAGGGGCAATCCCTTGTGGTTGCCCGGGATTTGAAAGGGAAAAGGAGACAATGAACGATGGAAAAGATATTTGAAATCCTTGACAACGATAAAACACAGGTCATCATCGCAGTCGTTGCAATTTATACCGTAACAGCTATTTGGCCGAAACCCGAAACACAACGCCTTGCTGAACTGGCCTATTCCGGCCTTTTCGGCTTTGCAACAGGACAGGCCTTATCAAGAAAGGAGGTGAATCAATAATGCAGATACTTACGCTATTAACTACCCTGCTGCCGTCGATTCTCGGGCTTATGGGCATCGCCGAGCGGGCGTTTTCAAGTGTCCCGAAGTCGGGCCAGCAAAAAAAGGACCTCGTGATGGCAGCGGCACAGACGATCATCGGTGGCGTGCAATCCGTCTCGACCGGTGGACAGGCGGCAACCTGGCAGGCGATAGCAGCGCCGATCTCGCAGATCATCGACGCGGCGTCCTCGATCGCGTTTCCATTAACCGGCGAACAAGGCAACACAGTAACTAATATCGTTGATTTGAGGGCCTCCGAGTGAGAATCCCGCAAGCGGCGGACATATTCGGCAACCGTGTAGCGGAGGTAACGCCGGCTACGGCGCTGCCTGAGGGCCCTGATTATATCGGTCAGGGCCTTCAGGACCTGAGCGCTGGTTTCACGCACATCGCCAATCAGGAGATGGCCAGGGAGACGGAGGAAGTGTTGACCGCCCGGCGTGAGCTGAAGGCCGAACGGGACCGCATTGAGCGCGAGGCGAAGGCGAAGGCGGAGCAGGCGGAAAAAGAAAAACAGCACGCCCAGATGCAGAACACGATTCTCAGCTATAAGGGCGCAATGGCTGAGATGGCTGATACGATCTGGCAGGACAAAAACATCCCCGGTGATGAGAAGCTGGAAAAGCTGAACGAAGCGGCGGAAAAGATGAAGGGCCTCTACACAGAGGATTTCGGGGATAAGGCCTATCTCCTGGAGCCGGTACATACCGAGGCGCTGCTGAACGCGAAGCACAGCATCTATAACCTGCAGGAGAAGCAGGCGATCGATACGGCCAGGGCGTCGACATTGACCGTACTTCAGGACCTGGAACGCAGGGCCGCGATATCCCCGAAGGACAGGGCCGAAGCGGTACGAATCCTTAACAGTATCGACTGGACAGGTTTTAACGAGCAGGAAAAAGAGAAATATGCACAGGAATTCAAAGAGCGCACGGCAACGATAGAGATCGACAACCGGATCAACAAGAACGATCTGAACGGCGTGCTCAAGGACCTGAAGGCAAAAAGCAAGGACGGTAATCCGCTGTATCTGCCGGACATGGATCCGAAGAGCCGGGAGCATTACATCGGCGCGATTGAAAACGCTATCGAACAGGAAAAGCGGCAGCGGGAGGCGGCAGCAAAGGCGGCGAAGGCAGAGCGCAAGGACAATATCAGGGACTTTCTGGATGTGTATGAACAGAAAAAGCTGGCGGGCATGCCGATCAACCCGAAGGATGAAGTGATGATCGCCAAGGCAGTGAGGGAATTCCCGGCGCTTGCGGAGAAATTCAAGGGCATCAAGCAAAAAGGCGAAAGCCTCGCCTTCAGAACAGAGCAGTTTGCGAAGGACCCGCTCACATTCGGCGCTGGAACACTGGGCATCGAGATCGAGCCGCTGAACATGCAGGATCCGGCGCTGCTGACGAAGCAGCTCCAGAACCGCGCCGAGATAGGCAAGCAGATCAAGGCGGCGTACAACATGCCCTACACGCCGATATTGAAGCCTGCAGAAGCGGCAGGGCTGGCAGGGATGATGAAAACGGAAAAGGATGGCGGGACGCAATTGCTCAATAAACTCCAAGAGAGCGTCGGCAAGGACGGCATGATGTCAATCGCGCAGCAGATAACAACAGAAGATGACCAGGCAGGTATGTTCATCGGCCTCTTTGCCGCAGGCAAAACAGCCACAGCCAAGATGCTCGCGGAAGGCACCCGGTATCTGAAGGAAAAGGCGGTCAGGCTCCCGAAGGAAACCGACATGAGAAGCCAGTTTGACGGCATGATCGGCGACGCGCTGCTGGGAATGCCGCAGAATCAGGAGACGCACTATAAGGCGTTTCAAAGTTACTACGCGGCGCTGGCCGGCAGAAAAGGCGACACCCTGGGGGAGAGTGTGGACAGGAAGCGGGCGGAGTCGGCTTTCACTGCGATCGTCGGGGATATTGCCAGGATAAACGGCAAGAAGCTCGTATTGCCGGAAGGCTACACCGAAGGCAAATTCATAAATTCAGTGAAGCAGATTGACGCGGGCTTTATCGGAAAACTCTCAGGCGGCGGCGTCCAGGGCATGACGAACGAGGACGCGGCCGAAGTGATCAGGGATGACGCACGCTGGCACGTTACGTCACGGCCGAACACCTACCGGCCGGAAGTGGACGGCCGCTATCTCCTGAAGAAGGACGGGACCATCTTAGAGGTGATGTTCAAGTGATCAACTTATTCGAAGAAGATTTACCCGAGCGGGACATCCTCACCGGCAAGCCGACGGGCTTTCTGAAGGCCGCTGGAATGGGCTTTATGAAGGGCGGGGTGAATGTCGCCAAGGCCGCGACGATCCTCGCGTATGGACACGGAGGCAATACCGAAGGCAGCAGGGACATGATCTATAACTTTTACGAGGATTATATCAAGCCCGCTGAAAAGTACTGGAGCATCGACCCGAACACCACGTCGCAGGCAGGGCAGATATTCCACGGCATAGCGCAGATCGGGATTCCGCTCATGTTCGGGCCTGCAGCAGCGCCGGTGATGATCGGAGAGAGCGTCATAAACACCGGCGCGGACCTTATCGATCAGGGCGTGGACGAACGCACATCCAGAAAAGGCGCGATGCTGGCGGGACTCTCGATGTACGGCATGGTGAAGATCCCGGCGGCAAGTAAATCAATCGCCAGGACGCTCGGACTCGTAACAGCGAACCCGCTCCTGGGCGCAGGCCAGACAGCGCTGACAAGGGAATTGCTGGAGAGCGAGGGCTATGAAAAGCAGGCGGAGCAGTACGATCCGTTTGATCCGATAGGCCGGTCCGTCGATTTCGCTATGGGGCTGGCGTTCGGGGCGATGCATCACGCAGGCATCAGGCGGTCAAAAAAAGCATTCGAAAAGGGCAAGGCCGAAGCAGTGGCGAACCTGGACAGTGTTATCAATAACGCGGAGTACAACGATTATCTGAAGACACTGCCGATTGAGGCGGAGGACGCGTTAAATATCATCCGGCAGCATCAGCAGAAAATCAGGGAGACGCCGTTTGACTCAAAGGCGCCGGCCCAGATCAGGCAGCATCTCGACGCGATGGACAAGGCGCTGGCGGACCTCTCAAAGGACATGCCGGTAAATATCACGTCGGAAGTCCGGGACATTATGAAGGAGATCCCCGCGAAGTTCACACGGCCGGAGCTGATAAGGGGGCTCAAGGAACAATTCGGCCTCGGTGACGATGAGACAAACGCGGTAATGGGATTGATCGAGGCCCGTGCGAAGATGCTCGGGGAAACAGTGGACGAACATCTCGGCAAGCGCGTGGCAGGCGTCGTGCCTGGCATGGAGCAGGAAGGGTTGATGTATCAGCTTTCCCCTGAAGGCGAAGCGCCGAAGGCGGCGGTCCAGTTCCTGAAGGACGGGCGGGCGGTTATCCACGCGTTTCAGAAAGCGGACCTGTCCAGTGCCATCCACGAATTCGCGCATATCTGGCAGCGGGACTTGACCGGCCCGGATCTCGATATCACAAACAACTGGCTGGGAGTGAAGGACGGCATGGAGTGGCAGACGCGGCACCATGAACAATTCGCGAAGGCGTTCGAGCGGTACATCGGAGAGGGCAAGGCACCCTCGAAGGAGCTGCAGCCGGTATTCGAGAAGCTGAAAACGTGGATTGTGGACATCTACCGCAGGCTCAGGAGCGGGGAGCTGTGGAACGTGAAGATGTCGCCGGAGATCCGGCAGGTGTTCGACCGGATGTTCGCAGAGGTTGAGGGACCGGCGGCGATCGAAAAGCTGGAAGTCCGGAAGATCATCAGCGACGAAGTGCTGAGGGCTGAAGACGAGATTGACGAAGTTGCCAGGATGAACGATATGGAGCCGCAGATCGTGGACATGGAGCAGGGCACTCCGGAATGGCTGGAGCTGCGCATGGGCAAGCGCATGGCGTCGGAGTCGGCGGCTGTGCTCGGCCTGAGCCCGTGGACCAAGCCGCGCGACCTGTGGGAGCTGAAGACGGGCAGGAAACAGTTTGAAATTAACAAACGCATGGCGATGGGCTCACAGATGGAAGGTCCGGCGCGTGAAGCGGTAAATAAAACCTACGGCGTGGAATTCAAGCCGTCGGTGATGATGAAGGGCGAATTCGGCGCGTCGCTCGACGGCCTAAGCCCGGACGGCAAAACGATCCTCGAAGTGAAGGTGCCCTATGAAGGCAAGAATTCAAAGACGTGGAAGGAAGCAGCAGAGGGGAAGATTGCCGAACATTACCGCGCACAGGTGCAGCATCAGCTGATGATCTCAGGCGCTCAGGAGGCGTGGTTTGTCGTCCATGACAGGAAGACAGGGGAGCAGCTGAGGCTGATCGAAAAGGCGGATGCCGGCATTCAGAAAAAGATTGTAGACGCCTGGGAAAAGTTCTGGCCGAATGTGGAGGCGGACAAATGGCCGGAGGAGCGCACATTGAAGGTGCCGCCGATGGAGATCCCTGATCAGTTCGATTATACGGGGAAGCCGTTGAAGAAGGATTCCGATGTAGGGGCGAGGCTTGCCACGCCCGGTATCGCCGAACCAACGACGAAGAAGGGCGCGGCAAGCGGCGCCCCTACGGGGAAGAAATCCGGCGACACGATCCTTAAATGGATCGACAACAAGGGCGGGATCAATTACAAGGTCGAAAAGCTGAAGGGCGAGATTGACGCTGTGATCGAAGACAATCCGAAGGTCGGCAAGATCCTGAGGAAAAAAGGCGCGGGGCAGACTCTTGATCAGCTGGCTCTCATGGCGAAGGACGAGGGCTGGATCAAGGAAGCGACTCCGGACGCGCTGTTAGAGGCGGTCAGGGAAAACCGGCTGCATCCGGAATCCGCAGAGGGCAGGGACTTCGCAACGGAGTATGAGGCATATCAGGAACGGAAGCGGATGCTCGAGGATGATACGTCAGAAATTGTCGTAGAGGACTTCCTGGCGGACGCGGGCGATCTGCCCGGCACGCTGGATTATATGGACAAGGACGGCAACACGATTACCGGAACCGCAAAGGACATCCTCGACAGGACACGGGCAGACCTGGAGGCGATGGAGCAGCACAAAGGAACATTCGACCGCATAGGCTTATGCGTGAGGCAGGGAGGATAGATGAAAAAAAACAGGGGTCAAGGGTTTTGTAGGGGCGTGGTTCACCGCGCCCGGATCGGAGCTTCATAATGGCTGAATGCAGGGAGCAGATTATAAAGGAACTGTCCGGGGTGATGACCAGGGGAGAGGTGGAGAAGATCTTCAGCCGGGTTGAAAAGGCGTTCACGCCTTCAGGCGGCGAGGACATTCTGAAGGTCGGTGAAGCAGACTTTGCCGACTATCAGGAAAAAATCAGACAACTCTCACCGGAGAGACGCACGCAGGAAATGGCGCAGCGACTGTTCGATAACATTCTGGAGCAGCAGAGGGACAAGCTGAAAAAGATATATGCGCAGGTGGAAAAGAACATCTGGACGGACAAGTACATGCGCAAACAGGTGACGAACGGCAAGACGCCCTCGCACATGAAGGCCTTGATCAATCTCCTTGTCGGAGACATGCGCGGCAGGCAGGACACACTGACGCTCGAAGGCCGGAAGAACGGCATCCTGAAGATTGATATGGCTGAGATGAACGACGCATTCGAGGAGTACAGCAAATTCTTCGGCTTTAAGTTCACCGATCAGCAGGCGATGAATATCGCGAAGGAGATGGACGCCAGCGGCAGCACCGGCGACAAGGCAGCGGCAAAGCTCGTAAAGTCCTGGGACAAGTGGGCATTGCTGGCAAAGGCCCGGAAAAACGAACTCGGCGCGAACATCGGACACCTTGAGGACTGGCGCCTGCCGCAGGCCTGGGACCCGTCAGAGACCAAGAAATTCGGGCTGGACAATACGGAAAGGGCACAGCTGCTGCTGCCTACGACAAAGGACGCGGAAAAGAAGGCGCTCTATAAAAAGGCGCGTGAGGCGTGGATTCAGGAGGCGTTTCCCCGGATGAACCGGGACAAGTACAAAAACGACGATGGCACGCAGTTCAACGACGAGGAGCTGCATGATGTGCTTTCAAAGACATTCGATATCATTACGACCAAGGGGCTGTCATCCCCGCTGAAATACAACGAGGCCGGGGAGATCGTCGGAATGTCAGGCAGCAAGTCGCTTGCCCAGAAGCTCGCGGAGCACAGGACGCTGCACTTCAAGACAGCGGTTGACTGGCTGGAATTCAACAAGGCCACCGGCACAAGGGATGTCCTCGGGATCATGCAGAAGGCGATCATCCAGAACAGCAGGGATACGGCGCTGCTGGAGGTGTTCGGGCCAAACCCGGTGAAAGGCTTCGAGACTGCCTTGACGCAGGCAAAACACTATGACCGCTCCGATAAAGGGGCATGGAAGGCGCAGCTCTACTTTGACGAGATCGCCGGCACTGCGAACATTCCGGTATCAGACCGGGGGGAGCTGTTCGCTAACGCCTCGCTCGGACTCAGGCAGTGGATGGTAGCCGCAAAAATGGGAAGCGTCCTGCTTTCACAGGTGAACGATGTCGCGACATATACGGCGATCGCGCGGAGTGACGGGCTGGGGATCGGCAAGGCGCTGAAGCTGGCAGTCCAGGAATTGATTCCGCTCGGCGCGGAAGGCAGAAAGCAGGCCGCACAGCTGGGGATCGCGTCGCAGGCGATGATTAATGACGTCGCCACACGCTACGGTGAGGCTGTCCAGGGCACCAAGCTGTCGAGCAGGTTTGCTAACGGCACGGTGCGGCTTGCAGGCATGGAATGGTGGACAGAGAGCATGAAGCGGTCCTTTGAACTGCTGACGGCGTTTCATACGGCGGACGCTGCAACCAGCGGCATCACAGACCCGCATTTCAAACGGATGCTCGAGCGTTACGGCATCACCGATGCCGACTGGGAGATCATCAAAAAAGCGCCTCAGGCAGATTACAGCGGGCAAAAGATGATTACGCCTATGAGCATCAAGTCGCTCGGGGAGTCGCCGGAGATACGCGAGGCAGCGATCAAATACGCGGCGATGCTTTCAGAGGAGGCGGACATCGCGGTTGTCTCTCCCGGTGCACGGGAAAGGGCCTTGATCAGAAACAGCACAAAGCCCGGCACGCTCTCAGGAGAGGTGATGAGGACGACGGCTTTATTCAAGACGTTCACGCTATCGCTTTCGACAAAGGTGCTGCCGAGGGTGTTCGGTGCGGAAGGGACCGCAGGCTTCAGGGCAGGCCTCGCGGCACAGTTTGCGCTGAGCATGATCATCGCCGGCGGCGTGTCGTATCAGCTCAAGTCCCTGGCGTTCGGCAGGAACCCGCGCGACATCACGACGCCTTCCTTCTGGATGGCGGCAGCGGCACAGTCCGGAGGCCTCGGGATATTCGGGGATTTTCTTTTCGCGGATTACAACCGCTTTGGCGGAGACATCACCTCGACGATCGCGGGGCCCGTCGGCGGGTTTATGAGTGACGCGACAAAGCTGACGATTGGCAATGCACGGCAGGCGCTTATGGGCAAGGACACGCATTTCGGTGCCGAGGCGTTCCAGTTCGTGAAAAACTACACGCCGCTGGTAAATCTCTGGTACACCCGGGCCGCGCTCGATCACCTGCTTTTGTTCCACGTCCAGGAGGCGATGAATCCCGGATATCTCAGGCGCATGAGAAGGCGGACAGAGAACGAAAACAATCAAACGTATTACTGGGACCCGCAGGACACGCTGCCTCAGGAAGCGCCCGATCTCGGTTATATGTTCGGAGGGAGCAGGGAATAGATGAAGAAACGGCCGTACATATCCTTTGCCGCGTTCTACGCGATAAAGGCCCAGCTTCGCGGCTGGGATGTCCCGGAAATACATTACCGGATCTGCCACTTCATGGAGCACAGGGGAAGAAAGGGCGTCCTGAAGGTTTTCAGGGGCGCCGCAAAAAGCACGATCGTCGCGGCATATGAGGCCTGGGTGCTTCGCAATGACCCGACATGGCTTTTCATTAACCGCTCAGCCGACGACGCGACTGCCACAAAGTTGTCTGCCGACACCGCCGCCAACATACTGCAGCATCCTCTCTGCAGGGGGATGATCAAAGGCAAGGCAGGCGTCGAACGTTTTTCAGTTGAAGGCAACCCCGAGGCGGCAAGAAACGCCTCGTGCACGGCCTACGGCATCCTTTCAAACGCGACATCCTCCAGGGCGAATGAGATCATCAATGACGACACCGAAGTCCCGAAAAACATCGAGACGCCGATGCTGAGGCAAAAGCTCAGAGACAAGCTGCAGGAAGAAGTCCACATCCTCATTCCCGGCGGGAAGATCCTATATATCGGCACAGACCACACGGTTGACTCGATCTATGATGAGAAGATCAAGGCGGGCTATGAAAGCCTTATCATCCCTCTATTTTCGCAGAGCGTCAGGCACGAGGCGGACGGTAAAGGCAGGATATTCGAGTTTCATTTCCCGGTTACGGACCCGCTGGATTTCTATGTGATGATAAACATCGGCCAGGCGGCGCGGGTGCTGGAAACCGGAGAATATGAACTGGCGCGGACTGAGACCGGCGGCATGGTAAAACTCCACGAGACGCTTCAGGAGGGCAACATCATTGATCTGGCAACAGGCAATGCCTGGCCGTCGCGGTTCGACAGGGCAGAGATCAAATTCAAGCGCGAGGAGTGCAACACGTTCAATGCCTGGGACAGTCAGTACATGCTGAAGGCCCGGCCGGTGCACAATATCCGGCTGAATCCCGACAGGCTGATTGTATATGAAGAACAGCCGGAAATCGTTGTGGCGAATAACGCCCTCAGTATGTACCTGAATGGTGTACAGCTTACCGGCTGCAGGGCCTACTGGGACCCGTCAAAAGGCAAGGCAGACAGCGACGACAGCACGTTTTCCGTGATGTTCCAGGACGACAGGGGACATCTCTACTGGCATATCCTTGAAGTGCAGAAGGGTGAAGTTTTCGAGCAGTGCGACGGCATCATACCGCTTGTCAGGCAATATCAGCTGCCGTCGGTGATGATCGAGACAAACGGCATAGGAGGCTTTTTGCCACCGATCCTCAGGAAGGCCCTGAAGGAGGCGCGGCTGCAGTGCGGAGTGACGGAAGTGAACAGATCACAGAACAAGACGGCGTATATTCTGGACGCATACGAAGTGCCTTTGTCAGGGCAGTTTCTGCATGTGCACAGGTCCGTCCTGGAAAGCGGCCTCGCGCAGCAGATGAATTCATGGATCCCCTCGAGGCAGGCGCAGCAGGATGATCTGATTGACTCCGGAGCCGGATGCATCAGAAACCTGCCCGTCAAGATCGGGAAGGTGGTACACGCTGCGCTGCCGCAGGCGCGGAACGAATGGCGGCCGAACATGGAGCAATACGAGGTTGAAGTTGAATATTAATAAAAAAATGGAGGTATCGGGAATGATCAAAATGTTATGTCGTAAAGCGGGCAGGCAGGGCGCGGTAAACCCGGGCGCGGTAAACCACGCCCCTACAGGAAACCCGGGACGCTTCCTGAATTCCTTCTTCGGTAGGGGCGTAATTTATTGCGCCCTGGCTATCCTGTCTCTGGTGATGCTGTTTACCGTAATGCCGGCATCCGCGTCTGTATCGGACCAGACTATCTATGTCGATTATACCGGGGCCGGAGTAGTGACGACGTTCCCTTATACGTTCAAGATACAGCAGGAGGCGGATTTGCTTGTTACCGTGGACGGCGTGACGAAGGTGCTGACGACAGACTACACAGTGACAGGTGAGGGAGAGACAGGAGGCGGCAACGTGGTTTTTGTAACAGCGCCGACGGGGGCAGTCCGGATCGCACGGGATATCCCGTTTAACCGCGTGACGAATTACACCAACAATGGAGATCTCCGCGCGGCTGTGCTCAATAATGATTTTGACCGGGCGATCATGCAGATCCAGCAGCTGGGGGAGGGCTTACGCCGTGCGCCGAAGTTCAGCCGGACGAGCGGCTTGCTCGATCTGGAGATCCCGGTATCGGCCGGCAGGGCGCTCGGATGGGACGCACTGGGCACAGAATTGACAACATACCCGACAACCGCGGTTTACTCTGCGAGCATCGACACGCTGGCAAATCATCAGGACTCGCTGAATCAGGCAATCACGGACATAGGCGGAGGAGCGCAGGAACTTGTCTGCAACCAGGCGACAACATTAACCGCCGACGCAGTTGTGCCGGCAAATATCGCGTTGACAATACTGAAGGGATGCATGATCACGGCCAACGGGTTTTCGCTTGAAATTAATGGCCCGCTCCGGGCAGGAAGGTTTCAATTTCTCGATGGATTTACATCGGTTCCAATATCATCTGGCGACATCTATCCTGAATGGTTCGGCGCAGCAGGAGACTGTTCAACTGATGATATATCAGCCATAACAACAGCTATTACCTCACTGCCAGCAAATAAGGGGAAAATAGAATTTGACAATAAATGTTATAAAATCACTACTCCAATAAATATCGACGCTGATTTTGTTCAGCTTGAGGGTAAGGGCATATCCAGCGTAATTTATCAGGCAACGGCAGATACAGATGCTATTCACCTGGCAAAATCAACAGGTGGCAGCACAAGAAGAAAGGGCATACGCATACATAATATGTCTGTTCTCGGAGGTTCGGGAAGTGGCAAGGCGATTGTCGGAGAGGCGGCAGATAATCTGGAATTGTCTAATCTCTATCTTCGAGGGGGAACATCTGCGACCGGAACAGGTGAGGGCATCAAACTGACGCAAAGCTATTTCGCCAAAATTGAGAAGATTGACATCACGGGCAATATAGTTCCTCCTTATTCTCTGACATCAGGCATACCTAAATATGGCATACACCTACATGACTCCTGTAATGACGCCTGGTTATCCAATCTCAATATTGATTCCGCTACTGATGCCATATATTTCACAGGGACAAGCCACATAGGAGGGCATATTGACGGTGCTTATCTGGCATCTAATTCAGGCTATGCTATTAATAGCGCAGTTG